GAGCTCTTGTGTATCTGCCCGCAAGTCTATCGTATAGGTTGTCTTCGATCGCTTCTTCAGTAATAGCAAATGCTAAAGCGATAGTTTCGTGGTTGTATCTAGCTGTGAAAGTTTCACCTGCTTGATCAAACACAACTCCAGCACCTTCTTGTTTAGTTGGTGCAGAAGCGAAACCGCTTAACATTACTTCTTCTTCAAAAGCTCTGTCAGATGTTTCAGTCGCAAAAATTTCAGCATGCTGATTTTCATAACGACTATATTCCAGGCCGAATAAAGCATTCAAACCTGGCTCTAGTTCTTTAACTAGTTGACTTCGTGATATTGCCATAGTTTATCTCCTTTACGCTATACCTGTACCACTTCTGTAGAAGTGATTGTTGATTCTAACAAGAATGTTAGCGTTTGATACAGTAGTATCCTGATTTTCAGGATCCTGTGTTATATCAATTGCTTGTACAGCAAAAGTAGCTGCAGTACCTGAGGCACTTACATCTAATTGTACGCTTGATATTCCTGTTTGTGTTACTCCACCTGCAGTAGTAACAGAGTAGTTTCTAAACAAATCCGCTCTCGTGAAAGCCGCGTCTGCGTCCATTAAAAATACTGCGTCTGGATCGTCAACAACAAAGGCAGTAATATCGCCTTGAGTTGGTGTAATTCCACCAGGGTAGTAATTTTTGTACGTTGGCTTTTGAGTAGTTGGATCGTTATAAAAAACTCCGTTAAATACGCCCACACAAGCATAACTAGTGTTACCAGTATGTCTTTCGATATTTCCTGTAGAAACAGGAACAACCAAGTCACCTTGGTATATCGCAGTGGCATAAGCCGGCTTAATAGTATATCTGTTTTGGGCTCCTGCTAATGGTGTACCATCTAGTTTTCTGTATGGTCTAAGACCAAACTTTTCCAGTTGATTTGACATTGTCAGTTCTCCTTAACTTAGTTAGTTTATTTAATCCAAGCTATCTATAGTAGGTAATGCAAAAAAATTATTTTTTACGACTACCACCAAAGGTAACTCTAGACTGTCTATCAATATTGATAGGCATGTCCGGGTGTTGCTCCTTCATAAGATCTCGATCTACCGCGTCTGTTCTGTCTTGAGTTATTTTTCTAAAATACTCAGCACGACTTTTCAATATCTCCTCCGGTATCCTTGCCAACACAAGGCCACCAATTCCGATTAAACCAGCATGTTTTCCTTCATGGATAACAGGATAATCATGTTCACCGATTTCACTTAAAACAGTTTCGGCTTTCACAAATTCCCAACCTTCTCTTAGTTTCTTAGATACATTTCCTGGATCTTCAAAACCGTTAGTCGAAGTTCTTATCCATCTGTGTGCATATCCTTGCGGTGCAGCTGGCGCATCCAAACTGGATGGTGGAGTCCAATCTTTCTTTCTAGAAAGTTTAGTTCTAGATTCAGACTCGCGTGAAGTTTTTTTAATAGTTTCCATGTTAGGCTCCTTCCTTCACGTATTTTGCGTATTCCTCTAGCGGCACCCCTAATTTCTTAGCGATAACTACCTGTGATTTGGTGAGTTTCACAGACTTGCGTCCACCTGATCTTCTGCTAACAGAAGCTACGTTTTGGACGGGTGCAGCTTTTGTTGTTTCTTCAGTAGAAGATTCGGCAAATTTCTGAGGGAAATACTCCTTCATACGTTTGTTGATTTGATTATAATAGGCATCACTCTCCGCGTCAATTCCCTCCTGCAAAAGGTCTTCATGTATTCCCATAGCAGCAGAAGTTAATACTCTGTCAGACCCAAACCACTCATTTTCTGTAGCCCATTCTTGAGCTCTAGTGCTTATTTGTGGTTGTGGTGCCTGAGTTTGTTCTTCAACAGGTTGTGATTCTATTTCTTTTTTTCTAGACTCTTTTTCACCAAGAGTTATCGAAACTTTTTCGTTCTCTACAGCTAATTTTGTAAGCTTATCTTGAGCTTCCATAATTAATTCTGCATCTTGAGAATCTAAAGCTACTTTTAATTCAGCTTTTGCCCTATCTCTTTCTGAATCAATTCTAGCCTTGTATTCTTTAAGGTAGTTAGTATCAGTCTCTTCGAATTTCTTCTCAACATTCTCATACTTACTTTTTAAACCCTTAGCATATTCAACTGCCGCTCTTTCTCTACGTTCAGCTTCTTTAGCTTGAAAGGTTAATTTTTTTATTCGTTTTTGAACTTTATCAGAGTAATCTTGTAAACCAGACTCTTCTTCCTTTTCTTCTACTTGTTCAAATTTAGGTTCTGCTTTTGGTTCTTCTACTTCTTTTGTTTCTTGTAAAAGTTCTTTTGCAGTTTTGTTACCGCCAGAAACATCCGTGTAACCTAAATCAACTTCTTCTTTTTTGTCAAATTCAGAACCTGATTCTGTTGGAGTTTCTACTTCTATTGTTTGATCATTAACACCATCTGTGTCTAATTCCACTGATGGATTTTTTTCTTGTATGTCTGCCATTTAGTCCTCCTAGTAATGGTGCAAAATATCGTTGGGGTCGCTTATAGTTGAAATGACTTCATCATCATTTAAAACTCTTACTTCTCCTCCGTCTATTTTGAATCTAGAACCTGCGTACCTACTAAAAATAATCCATTCATTTAGTTTGCACCAAGGTCCTTTTGGAAATTTATCTTTATCATGATAACAAAGATCTCCCATTTTTAAAACAAGACCACACACTGTAGTCATTTGTATTGTTTCTTGTGTAGTATCAGATAACCACAAACCACCTTTGGTTTTTTTAGGTCCTGCAAAAGGCAGAACTAAAATTCTATATCCAGTTGGTGTTGGTAATTTATCTAATGTTGATTTGTCGATCGCTTTTGGATCAAGGACTGTTTCTACTTCTTCTTTTGCCTTATAGGCATCTAGAAGTGCTTCAGTCCGTTTCGGTGTCTCCGTGGACTCTATCATCTTCATACTCCGTTGTTGTCAGCAGGTCTTTAAGATCCTGTTGCAGATCCTCAAGAGATCTGATTTGACCCCTAACATATTGTAGTTTCTCCATGGTGTCAACACTATATATAGCGTTGTCCTTTAATCTAGCTAGAGCTTTTTTTACCTTACGTTGTACGAGTGATATTGTATCTATGTCCATTAATTTCTTTTTAATGAAATTTTATTTTTACCTTGTTTTAATAACATAAAACCATATTCGTTAACTATAATTTTTAATACAGCATCCATATCAAATTTTGGATAATCATCGAAAACGAACACCGTACCTGGTTTAGATCTTTCACTAAAAAATATAGCTTCTTTAATAACATCTATTGTTTTATGAGGGCCATCAAAATGAACTAAATCATAGTTAGTTTTTAATTCTTTTTTATCCCTGTAAATGGGAACTCCGTCCTCAAAACGTTTCATAAATTCATCATCACCTAATTGATACAAAGTAAAATTTGGGTAATCTAAATCTTTAATTAATTGTTGTTTCATGGTGTTGGTGTAGTCAGCTGTGTAAGAACCAGAATTATCATAATGTTGATAATCTAAATTACCATAGGGATCTATACCTATATGCCAATGTTTCTTTTCAATTAATTCTTTTAATATTATTTGAGAACCTTGTCCTTCTCTAACTCCAATTTCTGCAGTAAAAAGATCATCGGTATCAAGTGTCTTACAGGCTTCTTCAAGAATTTCGTATTCGGTGCTATCCCCTTTTATCATGGAGATTGTTTAACTTAATTTAAATATGGATGCAATTAAAAAACGCCTTCGAATTTGCCACCTTTGATTGCAGCACCCATTCCTCTAACTTTTGCTTCACCACCGTGACTAAATTCAGGAACTGGTCTACCTCTACCCGCATCTCCGTAGGCACTTGTAGTTGTATCCATCATCATTGAAGCAGGTGGTTTTACTATTTTTTGAGTATTTTTCTTTGCTCTAATAAGCATGTTGTTTCTTCTATTCAACTCTAGTTTTCTTTCATCTAATCGAGATTGTAATATTTTTCTTTTTCTAGAATTATCTTTTTTTCTTGGACCTGTTTCAGCATATTTTCTTTCGTCTTTTTTTTCTGATATCATCGTTGGTGGGTTTTTACCGACATAGTTACTTTTTCTACGTCTTCTTCTTTCGCCTGTTTTTGGGTATCCAGGGTCTGATCTTCTGTTAAATTCATCTGCCATTATATTTTTCCTTGTTTCTTTAATTTCTTTATATCACCTTTTGTAAGACCTGTTAAGTCTACCTTCGGTCTTACCGATGTAATATCTGGAGATATTCTTTTCGGTTTAAATAAGTTTTTTATCCATATCCATATTTTCATTTTATGTCCTCACGTTAGTTGGTTTTGGCCCTGCATTACTTACTGATCTTTTTCTGGCAACAGCAGATGCCTTTTGCGACTTTGACATCGCTGTGGCTTTTGCAAGTGGTACGCACTTCGGATACTTCCGACTTGAACCACTGGCAGATTTTCTTCCACACTCTTGAAACTTGCCACCTTTTTTCTTTGCCCCAATATCTACCCATTTTTCATTAAACCATTTTGTTAGTCCACCTGTACTCATAGCAGGTACACAATTTGGAACCATACGATTCCCTTTTTTCTTCATTCCTTTTTGAACGTATCCTTCCCAACAAGAACCTTTTTTGTTCATTAGAATACGCCTTTAAAATTCAAACCTTGTATAGCCATACCACCACCACGCATTTTAAGACCAGACTTCTCAAGTCTACCCATCGCTGATCGTGAACCTGCATCTACAGCCATTCCAACTTTTGCTTTTTTAGGTCCCCAATCTTTTCTTTTTACTCCTGACGGGTCTTTTGCTTTTCCAGCACATATTTTTGATGCGTAT